GCTGGAATGACATACCAATCTCCTTCAATTCTAAATTCCCAATCTTCTGCGACTTCCCAATTACGTGTACTCATTAGCCACATCCATATTGCTCCCCAAAAACCTTTTCCTGCTGTAGGTATTGCTATGGGTTTTAGTTTTGGCATTTCTTTATATTCAAATCCAATGATAACATCATCACAATCAACACCAAACATGTTGATTATAAATCCAATGATAATTAATACTCCAACTACAGTAAATTGCCACCATGTGACGAGTTGATCTATTATGAATTCCATTACTCTTTCTCCTCTGTAACTGCTTTTTCATAATATACTATAATTTCATTTTGTTGTTCTAAGTATCGTTTTATATCTGCAACATTGAGAGCAAGATTTTCGTAATCTTTCATGCTTAATGCTACAAATGCGAGATCGCCATAGGCGTCAGTAAACTCCTTTACAAATTCTTCATAATTATCTTTTGTGACTACAAAAACTCTTGTGTCACTGAGCTGGAGGGGTTTCGGCCTTGATACTGTCGGTATTTTCACCTTCTCCACTTTGGTTACTACTTTGATCTCCGGTTCTGCCTGGAAGCGGGAGCAACCATTGAGGAAGAGGACGCTTGCCATCACCGCCAGTGTCACCCATAAACCCGCGCCACAAGTTTGCTGTTGCGCCATTCATTTTTCCTTCTAATTGTTTTGAATCTTTTAAAGCTTCTACTACAAGATTTAATTTACTTAATTTATTTCTTAATTCGTCGCCATAAGCTTCTGCTTTTTGTAATGATATACTTAATTCTTTATTAAGATTGCCAAGCTTTACCATGTCACCTTGTAAAGTTTTAAGTGACTGCTCAGATGTTTCTACAGCAGTTTCAAGTTTTACGTTATTTTCTCTTAAAGTAGCAATAGTTGCTTGAGTAGTATCATAATAATATTTTGCGCCATAACCTGCAATACCGATTATGCCAACAACAAATATGAGAAGATATAATTTAAGCATGATTATCTTCTATGTATTTTCTAAATCTTTTAAGTAATACTGGAAATTTATCTTTTTTTCTGCGTCTGTCGTGCATAGTTGTAGTCTTAAGCCGAGGACCCATTGCCGTAGTTGCAGGATTTGGTATAGATGCAGTAGTTGTCATTTCTTCACTTGCAGCTTGTGCACTTCTTAATGCGTCTGGTGTAGGTGCACCTTTCTCGCCTTTCTTACGCATACGTTTGCCAGATTTTCTTCTCATATGAATGTTATGCCAAAGACCTTTTGACTTTTCTTCTAATGATTCTTTTTGCATGTTAACCTCTTCCATAACGTCTGTATTTGCGCTTTTTCCGGATTGTTTAACTACTCTTAAAGGATTACCTACTAATCTTTCATATTTTTTTGCTGCAGCTTTTGCTTTATCTTCTGAACTATGATAACTAAATGTATAACGAGACTTAGGTGCATTAGGCTGTACTACAACATGTGAGTATGGTTTAACCTTACTGCCTTTTTGCCTGCCTGCGTATCTCATCGTATCAATTCTCCAGCTGTAACATATATATTTTTATTTGTTTTAATATGAGTTGCTTCATATATATCAACACCAAATACATCACCAATTGGAAAACATTCTTCCTTTATTCTTACTTGATCTTTACTCCAAACTAATTCATCGCACGAATCATTTAATAACTTAGGATTTTGTATTCTGTATACGCCAGGAGACAACTGTTTATTTTCTAATAAGAACCATTCATTGTTCTCATTTAAAAAATCTAATATTTCGATATTACATTTTTCACAAATATTTTCTAATCCTTTTTCGCTAAGATTTGCTTTTTCTTTAACAAGATAGAGCGCTGACGCAAAAGATCCGAGTTTACTTCCACCTCCTGGGATTTTTGCAACGAGCCTTTTGATGTTAGCCACAAGGCGAACGAAAGGAGTATAAGAAGACTTTTTGCTATCAGTGTCAAGTTTCACGTCTCTATTTCTTTTTCCGTTTTCGTCAATTACACCTTCTTTATAGGCATCCCAACTTGTCCAATCGAGAACCATCATTCTTATAAATCGAAAAGCATATACTGTATCTGCTGCGCCTTTTAGTATTCCCATCAAATTTTCCTTAACTTTTCAACAACATATGGATCCATAGTAATACCCGTATATTGATCATTTTTAATATAATTTAAAAATATTAAAAATGGTTTTACTACTGGCCAATGCTTCTTTTCAAGTTTTAATTCTAATATATCAAGAGCAGCTTGAATACCAAACATATTAAAAACAACTATAAAATGATTAAGCAATAATCTATAAGCTAAATCATCTGTTTCCAAGTAACGATTAAGCAAACGTTTTATATACTTAAATCTCTTTAAGTCTTCATAAAACTCATCAATATCAGCGAACTTAGGATTGCTATAATGCTTTGCAGCATACAGTAATAAGTTCTTCTCAGTTAATTCTTTAAAAATCATTATAAAATTATATATTCAATTTTTAAAGAACTTCTTTTAATTGTTTAATTAATACTGCCTTTGTTTTTCTTTTATCTAATTCAATACCATGTTCTTTGCCTAAAGTTTCAAGTTCAGCTTTTGACATTGACTCATATTCACTAGGTAAAGTATCTTCTGTCATAAGTTCAGCTTTAGCTTCTTGAAAATTTGTAGGAGCTTCTTTTAACACTTGTGGTTCAGATGATATACCTAAATATTCATTGATTGCTTCTTCAGACATTTTCATTGAAACTAAAAGTTCTCCAGTTTTTGGATGCACCCAACCTTTTTTTGTTGGGATTGCATCTTTTTGAAAATTTGGAGGTGTTATTGCCATAATTTTATCCTTTATGTTTGTCGCCATGTGCTTTCATTTTAGCAGCAAGTTGATCAGGTGTATGTTTTCCGTGCAAAGCATTTGCTACTACTGTTTTACTGCTATTTGCATGAACCAAATCTTTGCCATCAAAATAAGAGTCATGACCACTTTTTTTACTTATATATTTTGCGTAGTGTAATTGATTCATACCGTGCATACCAGCATAAGTTTGTTTACCACCCATGCCAAATCCTGTTTCAGCATGTTGATCATGCATTGAACGATCACCTTTAACTTTATTCGTTCTTATCACTCTTGCTTTCTCTGTTACTTGATTAATAGCATCAAGTAAACTGTTTGATACTTTATTGCCTGATACACCATATGATTCTACTGCTATTTTAGGTGCTTTACCTTTTTTAGTTTCATCACTAGGAGGATTGATTATTTTTTTATCACCCTTTTTATTATCATTACTTCGAGCTTTCATGCTTGGTCCAGCTCTACCAGCTTTTGCTGCATCATCATGAGATTTTTTTTCTAAATCTGGATCTGCAGCATTTCCTTGAATATCTGCTTTCATTTTTTTAGCACCAGCACCTTTTAGATTATTATCCATTGGCTCTGCTTGAGCGGCACCTTTATAGTGTTTAGCTCTATCGTTTTCGAAGATTGACATTAATTTTTCTCTAAAAGTCATTTTACTTTCTTTCTGATCTGCTATTGCGTTAGCTGTATCTTTTTTCATAGTGACCGGATGAGTCTTTCCATTAAAATTAAAAGATTTCTTACCAGTCTTTGCCGCTGCCGCTGCTGCGCCATGAAAGGCTGTTCTTTCATTTGCTGGAATGTCTTCAGGTATATGATACTTGAAACTTTCTTCCATTGTGTTCTCCTTTACATCCACATGTGGGCGACATAAGCGCCGACTGCTGCAACCATTGCAGCATATACTACTTTATTTATAAGACTTACTGTACGTGCATTATCGTCTACTGATTTCTGAATTTCATCTAGTTTAACAGAAAGTTTATTTAATCTCTCTCGCATATTCTCATGATCGCCTTGTAGAGATAATATTTTTTCTTCTGCTCGAGCTAAAGATATCATAGCGTCTGCTAACTTATCTATTTTTTCTTCTATACGATCGAGTCTAGCGTCTTGTGATTCAGGTTGCACCATTTGTTATCTACCTTGAGCTCTATATTTTTTAAAACTTTTTCTTTTATGTTTATTCATAGTTGAAGTATTTGGTCTACGGCCAATTGATGTTCCATGTTTAATTGGTTCATGAGCAACATAATTTTTAAATATTTTTGCCATTACTCACCTTTCCAAATTGTCCATACACCATAAGCAATTGCTATTCCTGCAGCAATTTTAGCTAATGGTGCTAAAAATAAAATCATAAGACCAAGAGCAATACAAACCGCACCGTCCATAGATGTTCTTTCTTTAATTCTTTCTTTTATCCAGTTTTTTATCATTACCATTTCTCCTTGTCTGCCCAATATGCTGCTGACATTTTACCCTTTGCAATATTCTTGCCGTGGCGAGCTTTAAATGATTTACGTTTTGCTTTCATTCTAGCAGATTCACCTTTTTTAGGAGCTCCTGCAGTTTCTGCACCTTGTTGGCCAAACCTAATTGTTTTAACTTTATCACCTTGTTTAGCAACAACAATATGACTACTAGTAGGATGCCCAGGTGTTCTTTTTGCTTTATTGAATCCAGCAACTCCGGCTCTTTTAAGCCTAGGATCTTTTTCTTCTAAAAATTTTTTAAAACTATCTAGGATCATTACTTTTTCCTCTTTTTCTTATTATCAGGATGTCCTTTACCACCGTCTTTACGAGTAGCCCATACAGCTCTTTGTTGAGCCATAGAAACGTAACCTTCTTCTTTTGGTTCTTCTTCTTCTTGGCCTTCCATATATGAATACACATCTTTAATATAATCAGAAGCTTTTGTAATTTTATTCTGACACCATTCGGGAAGATTTTCATTATCTTCAAACATATCAATTAAGTCTTGTGCTTGATCTATCATAGCTCTTAATTGTGTTTTAGCCATATCACCTTCATAATCATATTCACCTGGATCTTTTGCTTCATTCTGCCCAGGTGTTATTTTCTTCATAAGCTTTACAGATTCAGGTGTACCATAATCATATTTGTATTCAGTAACTTCTCTACCTTGTGCTTTTTGTCTAAAAGCTTTTTTCTTCTTAGCATCTGTGGTTCTTTCAACATCTTGTATTAAAGATGGTTGCTTTACGATCTTTCTTAATTTTTGTAATAGAGCTCCTGGCGTTTTATCATCCATATACATATCAGGTAAACCAGCAATTGAAACTTTGTAACTACCTTCTTTAATACCTAAAGCTTTCTTAGCTAATGATATTTTAGTTTGATCACTTTTCTTAAGAGCAACTAGTCCTTTTGCCTTTTTATCTAGTTCCTTTGCTCCTTTACCTGTTGTTCTTAACCAATCAGGTCTTGCTTTTTTACTAGGACCAACTAGAGCTCTTTGAACTTTTGCTTTAGTTTTTAATCTCATAGATAACTCACTAAATGATCTATTCTTTTGACCAAATAGTTTTAATGAGCTACCAGCAAGCTTAGCTTCTTGTGGGCCACGTTTAGCATCAAGATAAGCAGCAATAGCCATGTCTCTTTTTTTCTTATCGCTCTTACCTTTGAACTGCGGTGCTTTAGACTTTTTAAAGTCTTTAATGTAAGAACCTATTCCGTCTTTTGGATCTAATGGCATTAGTATGTCTTCTTTATCGTTAAATGTTTACTAGGATGATCTCTATCAATAGTTTCAAAATCTACATGATTATCGTGTGCATCTTTAGATGCGGCGTGTGCTGCTTTAGCTGCACTCTTATATTGTGGAGAATTAGTACCATGTTTTTTAGCAGCATCATGAGCTCTCTGATGATGATTAGCAGCATCATTATGAGAGTCTTCTGCATTTGCATGATCATTATCATGTTCATCATCACTATCATGATTCATTCTTTCAGTGTCATGGCTATGTGCATATTGTTTGTGATGCGCAATTGCTTTTTTATGATACTCTATATCTTCATTAATATCAATACTTTCTTTCATAAACTTTTGAATTGAATATTTAGGCGTAGTATTTGGATTTGCTAATTTCATAAGTAAAGCAGTTACATAAAAATGATCTGCTCTTTTTTGATATAGTTTTTCTATTTCTTTAGTAGATAAAACATTTGCACCTTTCTTTACCATTTCTTGTGTTTCTTTAGCAAGTTTATTTCTTGCACTTAAAAACTTATTTATGTTTTTCATTTCGCTCTTATCAGCATAAACTTGCAATACGTTGCCTGCAAATTCTGGTTCACCGTCCATTTCAATATCATCATCTCCCATTAATGCACCAAAGGTATATTGAGTTGCTCGTTCATAAGCAGTATCAACTTTACTAGGATTCTTAATCCCTTCAAATTTAATGAAGAAAGTTCCAAACTGGTCCTCATTCATTTGTTTCATTTGTTTTCTTAATTCAAAAAAATCTTTCATTGGTATCTCCTACTTAGCATTCATTGCTTTTGTCATTTGAGCAATGACACGTTTCATATCATCTTTTGGAATTTGTATAAATTTGCCTTTGCCTCTTCCATAGTTAATCTGGAAAGTGTGGCCACCTTTTCCAGCAAATCTATCAATTTGAAAACCAACTCTGTCGTCAGTAAACATGTTAGTGGCTTCTTCGAGTTCTTCTTGTTTTTCTTCAGTTAGAACTTTTATGATTGAATCTCTTAAACTCATTTCATACTCCCAATTTTTTTCTTAGTACCAAACTGTTTAGTATCACCTTTATCCATCATACCTTTCATACCAGCGCCAGGATCAGCTTTGCCATGCCAGCCTTGAGCATAACCTGTAGGAAGCTTCTTAATTTTACCACCTTTTGCTTTAAATGCTGCTATAGCATCAGCATGAGCTTTCTTTTCAGCATCAGACATTGCTTCTTTTTTCATAAGTCTATTTGTAGCTTTATCTATACCAGCAACTCTTTTTGCTGCTTTACGTTCTGCACTTTTCTTATAATCTTGATCTGGTCCACCAAGACGGCTTATTGCATTTGCTGTGCCTTGTTGTTGACCTTTGTCATAAACATCTCTTGAAGCTTTACCGATGTAACTTCTTGCAAGGTTTTTAGATATTTCATTTACTTTAGATTCGTTTTGTCTTCTAAGAACTGCTGCAACTTGAGGATGTTTATGTATGTCTTTAGAAATTTTATTCATAGCTTTAACAGCACCAGTCATATTACCTTTTTTATAACGAGGATCAGATGCAATTCCAATTGCCTGTTTAACGTGTTTAGGATCATGTGCTTCATATTGAACATCATCTCTCAAATCTTTATCAGCACCATGATAAGTACCTTTACCTTTTGTAATATATGAATTGACTCGTGCCATTGCCCACTGTTGTGGAGTTGTACCTGGTCTATGTCCAGTTTTCCAAGCAGCCATGCCACGATTATAAACCTTTTTTAATGTGCCATAAGATACACCAGATTTCTCTGCTTTTTTCTTTAGGCCTTCATTTTCTAAAAGATCACTATAGGTTGAAAATTTAAGCATTTTCTTTACTCCTGTTTTTTATTTTTCTAATTTTAGCACGGTCTAACATTCTTGCATGTTTCATTCTATCGACCATTTTTTCTCGTTCAATTTTCTTTTTAACTAATTCTACAGCATCTTCACCATACATCTTTTTGTATTTAAGAGTATGCTTACTTGGTTTTGTTTTTGCAGTAGCATCACCAGGTGCCGGTTTATAAGCTGCAGGATTATCATCAGACATCTTTGCATACTTTTTAAAGTGTGCAAGTCTCTTTGTCTTAGTTGATTTTTCTAATCCTTTATAATAAGGTGCTGGTTGAGTACCTTTTTTATCTTTGATATCCGGATCTTGTTTGACCTTTTGATTTCCTTCTTTTTCAAGAAGTTCTACATCAGTAAGCCATTTTCTATATAACTTACCTGCAGATTCTACAATGACATAATTAGTTCCAAGATTGGTAACAGTAGCGAGTTCGTCACTGCCCACGACAGTAACACGATCACCAATATTAAACAAATTTCCTTTAACATATGCCTCTCTTTTCTCAGAGACAGGCTCGAAATGTAACTTATTAAAATATTCTTTTTGTTCTTTTAATCCCATACCTCTTCTTACTTCATTATATACTTTCTTTGCATCTGCATTTGAAACATTCCGTGGCAGCCCCTGTGAGAATTGTGTGAAGTCTCCTTCTTTTGCTAATGATCTCATTTTAGATGCTGACATACCACTAATATCATCTGCATCGGGGTCTCTGTCTCCGGCTGAAATTACGTTGATTTTATTAAAGTTATATAGACCATGTCTACCTTTAACTCCGTTATATTTTTTCAATAAAGTGTTGAATTCATTTATTCTGTCTGATCCAACAACCATTGTAATATTTTTAAATCCGTCATTATACATTTCAGTAACTGCGTCAAAAACATTTTTAACTTTTTTATTTAGCATAACACTTCTTGCATGCTTAGGAAAAAACTTACGGACTGTTTTAACTTTATATTTAAAATCTAATGGATTCTTTTTTTCGTCTGTTGATTGCGATAAGTAAACTCTATAAGGGTTCTTACCAGACTTTTTTAACAACTCATTCATTAATTTTTCATGACCAGTTGTAGGAGGATTCATACGACCGAACGTAAAGTAAACAGTCTTCTCTTCCTCTATCAAATATTTTTTGAAGGAGCTTATCATTAACCTTTCTTTCTTTCCAATTCTTTCTTACGCACATCTTTAAATAACTTCTTAGCTATTCTTTTAATTCTTTGTTGTAAAGCTGGTTTTTCAAGTCTCTTTTCGATTTCTTGTTTTCTTGCAAAAGTCAATTCACTTTTTGGAATACCACGTGTTAGCTTTTGTGCAATTTGATTTCTCGCTTGTCTTAGTGCTCTTTTTTCAATGGTCTTTTTATTTGCCATCTTTTTCATAGCACGTTTTCTACCAATAGCAATACGAGATTTCATACGCTTCATAAGTCGAGAACGTTTCATTCTTTGTTGTAGATTTAAAGCTTCATCAACATCTTCTTTCTTTTTACTATATTTGTTAGTAACTGTGTGTGGCTTACCATTAATGTGAACCACTGCTTCACCTTCTTTATCTACATTACCATCCCATGTGCCTGCAGCGTGTGCTTTACGAGCTGCTTTAACTTTTGGATGATTACGTATTTTGATTAATCTAGCAGCAAATGAATTATCACCAAAACTTGATTCTTTTTTAATAACTTCTTTATCAGTCTTCACCATTCTAATACCGACCTTTCCGTCTGGCTTAATATATTTTTCTGGTTTTTTATCTGCTGATTGGACGCTCTCATTACTGTGATATTGCTTCTTACGTTTTTGAGCGTAGTATTTGATTGCATCATCTTCGCCTGGTTTATAATCTACAGACGTAAAATGTTTAAAGTCTAATGGTGCCATTAGTTCCTCCCCGGCTTGTCCCATCCTTTTATAATTTCTGGTGAAAAGTTGGCGTATGAAAACTCCATACGATCAACAATTTTCACTGCATCACCACCAAGTTTGTCAATGGCCACATAACCCTCTTGACCCGTTACCTTATACCCATCACGAGTCTTAAGAAACGTTTGTGCGCCATTTAACTTATTAAGTATATTTATAATTTTTAATTTTGCTAGAACTATAGATTTTTGTAATTCGAACATCATTTCCAAACTAATT